GTATCACTTTCTTTTAATTGTAGTTAAAAATGTTATAAATAGTCTTAACAATCAATTAATTGGGTATGATACTCTTAAAAGAGAAATATGGTACTCATATAATAAAGGAGATTATAACAATGGCACACTTCGCTAAACTAGGTGTAAACGGTAAAGTAATCGCTGTACACGGACTAGATAACGACCAAATGTTGAACGCTTCAAATGTAGAAGACGAAACAGTAGGTCAACAAAGATTACAAGAAATTCACGGATGGCCAGCGGCTATGTGGATTCAAACTTCTTACAATACAAGAGGCAACAAATATTACGATGCTGACGGTACTGAAGGCGATCAATCAAAAAAATTAAGAGGAAACTACGCAGGTATTGGATTTGTTTGGGACGAAGATAACACAATCTTCTGGCCACCACAACCACACGCAAGTTGGACTAAAAACACTTCAACTGCTGCTTGGGATTGTCCAATCACTTATCCGTCAGTAGTAGATGGATCTGGTTTCACTTATTTAATTAGTTGGAATGAAACAGGTTATCAAGCTGACAACTCAAAAGGTTGGGAAGCGACTAAATCAAATGATTCAGGTGATCCAGCAACTATCCATGATTGGAATGGTTCTGCTTGGATTAGTAGATAATTTAAATTATAAACAGTGAGGTTATTATGGACAAGCTAACGCTTACCGAATCATTTATTATACAAGGTTATATTGATAAGGTATCTTCCGTTGATACTAAATTGATTAAAAATCATATATTGTCTAATTTTACATTAGACGCTAGATACGATGACGATCAGTATTGGTATATGAAAGATTATGTAAAGGTACCTTATCATCAACATATACAATGGACACAAGATTGGTTTAGGGACCATTATCGTTTAGATTATGGTAAAACATTAATACCAACTCCTGTTGATAGTATAAGAGGTATTGTTCAACAGACAGGTGAAAATGTAAACACTCATAATAATGTAAAAGAATGGCATTTAAATGACTCACCAGAGGTAAGTTGTTTATATACAGTGGCGACAGGAAAAGAAAAATCTTTTGTTGTTTTTGAATATGATGATGGAAGAAATAAACATAGAAGGTGGAAAGTTCCTTTATTACAGAATCAATTCATTTTATTTTCTTCTAATTTAAATCATTATATTACACATAATAATAATAAAGACTTTTTGGTTAACTTGTCTTTACATTTTCAGTTAATATAGATAAATAATAGAGTAAGAGAGATTTATGGCTATAACAAAATTACCTAGATCAGGTATCGCAGACAATGCAGTTAATGCTTCTAAAATAGAAGATGGTACTATCGCTATTGCTGAAGTCTCTGGTACTATTTCAAATGCTAAGATAAAAGATGGTGAAATTGCTAACGCCAAACTCTCTAACTCTGCGATCACTGTTAGAGGTGTATCACGTGCTTTAGGCTCTTCACTTACAGTAGGTGTTAATTTAGATTGGCAATCAAAAGTCACTTCCGATGGATCAACAGTGACTACGATGGTTGCAGGTAGAGGATATTTTGTAGATAATTCAAGTGCCGCAGGTATAGTTAAATTACCAGCGTCTGCTACTATAGGTGACACTGTTGCGATCAAAGATTACGCTGGAAATTTTGCTACTAATAATTTAACAATTCAAAGAAATTCACATAATATACAAGGTAATGCTAACAATAGTCTTATAAAAACTAATAGAGCATCAGTTGAGTTAGTTTATGTTGACGCAACAAAAGGTTGGTTATATTCAGATGAACATAATGTGGGTGATTTAGAAAAAACATTATTCATAAATGCTACAGGTGGTACAGTAACAGAATCAGGTGATTTTAAAATACATACGTTTACAGGTGATGGTAACTTTGTAGTTTCACAGACAGGCGCAGGTGCTGGTCCTAGTGTTGTTGATTACCTTGTAGTTGCTGGTGGGGGTGGAGCTGGTTATGCACAAAATAGAAGTAGTGGAGGTGGAGGAGCAGGAGGCTTTAGAGAAGCACATTCCACTCCAGTTTCAGGTAGTTACACAGCAAGTCCTTTAGCAACACCAACAGGTATAACTTTATCTACTCAAACATATCCTGTTACAGTTGGTGGTGGTGGGACTGGAGGTGCTACTCAAGGTACAAGTGGTTCTAATTCAATTTTTTCAACAATAACATCTGCTGGTGGAGGTGCTGGAAATAGTAAAGGTAATTTTCCAGGTGGATCACCAGGTGGTTCAGGTGGAGGTAGTGGAGGGTGTAATGGATGGACTGGAGGAACGGGTAATCAACCACCAGTTAGTCCACCACAAGGAAATAATGGAGGAAATGCTTTTGGAGCTGGTGGTCCTAGTTATAATCCAAATGCAGGTGGTGGTGGAGGTGGAGCAAGTGCTGCTGGAACAAATGGTTCTTCTCCTTCAGCAGGTGCTGGTGGTGCCGGAGTTACAACTTCAATTAATGGAAGTCCAGTAACAAGAGCAGCTGGCGGTGGTGGTGGAGCACAAGTTGCATCAGCTGCTTCTGGTGGTTCAGGAGGTGGAGGATCTGGAGCAATTAATAATGGGACAGGTGGTGCCGGCTCGGCTAACACAGGTAGCGGTGGAGGTGGTACAGGAACACCAGGTCCAGGTTCTGCTGGAGGTTCAGGTGGCGCTGGTGGTAAAGGAATTGTTATAATAAGATATAAATTTCAATAGAGAAACATTATAAATAGTATAAAAAGAGAATTAACATGGCAATAGATAAAATAGGATCAAAAGCATTAACAGATTGTTCAGTAGCGGCTGCTGATATAGCACCAGGAACAATAACAACTACTAAATTAGCAGGTTCAATAACAAACGCAAAACTAGCAAATTCAACTGTAACTATTAATGGTACAGCAGTTGCGTTAGGTGCATCTGCGTCTATCGCAGCATTAGCTTGGCAATCAGTCGTTGTATCTGATGGATCAACTGTAACTACAATGGTCGCTGGAAGAGGATATTTTGTCAACAACACAAGTGCCGCAGGTATTGTAAAATTACCTATATCAGCGAGTGCTGGTGACACAGTTGCCATTAAAGATTACGCAGGTAATTTTGGTACAAACAAATTAACCATTCAAAGAAATGGACATAAAATTCAAGGTGTGACAAATGATTCATTAATTGGAACAAATAGAGCTTCAATTGTTTTAGTTTACATTGACGCTACAAAAGGTTGGTTATATACTAACGAATCAAATGTAGCAGATTTACAAAGTTCTGTATTTATTGCTGCTACAGGTGGTACAGTAGCAACATCAGGCGATTTCAAAATTCATAGTTTTACAGGTGACGGCAACTTTGTGGTTTCAAATGGTGGTAATTCAGCAGGTTCAAATAAAGTTTCTTATGTAGTTGTTGCCGGCGGCGCTGCAGGTGGTGTTGCCAACGGTGGCGGTGGAGGCGGTGGTGCTGGTGGATATAGAGAAGGTAAAGCACCTTCTTTTGATTCTTATTCTGCTTCACCTTTAGCGGCGCCTGACGGATTAACTATTACAGCACAAACTTATCCAATCACAGTAGGTGCTGGCGGTTCAGGTGGTACTTCACCAAATAGTCCTGGTGGTTCTCCTGCTTTTAATGGAAACAATTCAGTATTTTCAACTATAACATCAACAGCAGGTGGTGGGGGTGCTTCAGGTAATACATCTCCAAATACAGGTACTGCTGCTGGTTCGGGTGGCGGTGGAGGAAAAACAGACCAATCATCTCCAGGAGCTGGTGCAGCTGGTAACACACCTCCTGTTAGTCCACCTCAAGGTAATAATGGTGGTACCGGCGGTTTTAATGCAGGTGGTGGCGGTGGTGGAGCAAGTGCTGTAGGAGGCAATGCAACATCAGGAAGTAATCCATCAAATGGAGGCGTAGGCGGAGCCGGAATAGCAAGTTCAATAACAGGTTCAGCAGTTACACGAGCAGGTGGCGGAGGAGGAAACGCTGAAAGTGGCACAGGCGGAGCTGGAGGCTCTGGTGGTGGACAAGCAGGTGGATCAGGTGGAGCTTCTTCTGGTGTCAGTGGGCAAGCAAACACAGGTGGAGGTGGCGGAGGCGCCGATTCTCCAGGTGGTGGAAGTGGATCTGGTGGTAAAGGTATTGTTATTATAAGATACAAATTTCAGTAGTTTTAAAACTGTTATATATATTATTATTATGAATTAAGGAATTAAAAAATGAATTTGAAAAACTATTATTATTATTTTAAATCAGCATTACCTCCTAAATTATGTGATGACATAATTAAATACGGTACAGCTCATAATACAGAAATGGCCATCACAGGTGGCGCTGAAAGAGAAGACGGATCAGGTAGAAAAGCTGATGGTAGTCTAAAAAAATCAGTAATCAATAACATACAAAAGAAAAGAAAATCTGATATTGTTTGGTTAAGCGATAAATGGATTTACAAAGAAATTCACCCTTACATACACGAAGCAAATAAAAAGGCTGGCTGGAACTTTGATTGGGATTGGTCAGAGTCTTGTCAATTTACAAAGTATGGCGTAGGTCAATACTATGGTTGGCATTGTGATAGTTGGACACAACCATATGATAGATCAAAACAAAAAAATGAACAAGGTGTTTTACCACCAGATCACGGTAAGATACGAAAGTTATCTGTGACTGTATCACTAAATGACCCAAGTGAATATGAAGGTGGTAATTTAGAATTTGATTTTAGAAATGACCATGACTTTGAAAGAAATAAAAAAAGACCAGTAAAAGCTTGTACAGAGATTAGACCAAGAGGATCAATCATAGTGTTCCCAAGTTTTGTATGGCACAGAGTGGCACCAGTAACTAAAGGAACAAGATACTCATTAGTGATGTGGAATTTAGGGTACCCTTTTAGATAATGTATATATAAGTGATAGGAGAAAAAAATGACAGTGACAACAAATAAAGATATTATGCAGACAGATTGGTATTTTTCCACGCCTGTATATTCTATAATGAAAACAGAGTGGTTAAAACCAGCGATCAAAGCAACAGATAAATTTATAGATGAGGCATATAAAAGAGAAGCGCCTAAACTAAAAGAAAGAAAAAAGTTTTTAGGTAATAAGGACTATCTAAAAGTAAAAGACCATGGAATGAGTTATCACTCAACACCTTTAAATGGCGATCCAGGATTAAAAGAATTAGAACAATATGTAGGTGCAACTTCATTAAATTTATTAAATGAATGGGGTTACGACATGGAACAATATAAAATGTTTTTTACAGAATTTTGGGTACAAGAGTTTTCTAAAAATGGTGGTGGTCATCATAGTACACACGTTCATTGGGATAATCATATATCAGGATTTTACTTTTTAAAATGTTCAGATAAAACATCTATGCCT